TTCGCAAATGATCAGTTAGTTAATAACCTTCCTCAACTTCCTATAGTTGATTCCGCTTACTTAAATGATGTAAACAATAACATAGACAGTTTATTACGTAAAGCAGCAGTAGACTTACTATTAAGAGCGATCGACGGAATTGCGCTAAAACTAGAATCTACCCGAATAGTTTTAGTTTCGTTCGGTGATAAAATATTACTTCGCGCGAATGAAATCTCAACTATTAACCATAATACTGCAGGTAAAGTAATAACTCTTCTTCCTCCTATTACTCAGGATATAAAAAGAACTATAAGCAGCTTTACTGACATCATTAGTCTTGGTTTAAATGCTACTCTAGATTCGGTTTCTACTAATCTAACCTGTTAAAAGTTAAAAGTTAAAAATTTTGTATATGTTTTTAACTTTTAGTTATTTATAATAGCTCACCCCGTAACCAGTTGATAAACATCTTTTAATGAATATTAAATTTGGTTCACTATTAGAATTAAGAACTTTAGTCAGATAATGCAGGTTCAATGAGATTTTCTATAAAAACCGAACCTTAAAGCAGTAATATAGTATAATTGTATATGTAATTAAACTATATATCTAAACTAATGGTATTACTACTATCTGATTTATTACGACGTCCTGATTTTCCTGATTTTCCTATACCCATATCTGCATGCATTTCCTTTAATTCTTGAATACTAATGGTGCTGGAATCATCCTTTTTTACATCTACCTTTTTTGTTTTTAATCCTTCCAATATATTAGTAATATCCGGCGAAGATCCTCCTTGTAATTTGGGTCCCGACATTTCTGCACGAGGACGTCTTGTGGTTTTTTCTGGACCATTGGATACTGAACCAAATCCTGATTTAGCACTGACACCTGAATTGGTATCAGGATCTAATGACATGGATACGTTATTACTAGGTCTTCTGGGTTGAGACATATTTTTTGTTTTCATTGGTGGTGGGGGTCCTTGCGTATCTTCTTGATTCATAACGTTATTCATAAAATCAGAAAACCCGGGATTTTGATCACCCATGGAATTCATGGCTGCTTGAGTAAATTGTTGCGCTAATACGGGATTTTGTCTCATAATATCATCCATACCAGGCATGGCGGATTTAAACATGGTATTCGTCATGTGTAACATCAAAGCACTGCCACCTAATTGAAACAACAGTTTTACTTCTGGGGCCATCTTTGCTTTGGATTTATATTTATCGTGTAATTCACTGAAAATTTCATCGTAATCATTAATATTTTCATTGACTTGTTCTGCCCAACCATCTAATTTAAAATCAAATGGATCAAATTTATTATTTAAAAACTCAATGCCGGTAATAAATGCCATTAACATTTTCCCTTGAAACTGAACCGAATTTTTGTTTTCTTTTTCACTCATCAAGGTTTCATACTCGCCCTGCATTTCTGCTAAAGATGATTCCATGGTATATTGTTTGGTCAAGGTAGCGCCCTTTTTTTCTAAGGATTCTAATTTTCTTAAATATTCAAACTTTGCTTTCAATAACTCTTCTTTTGACATTTCAGGTTCTTTTGGCGGTGTTGACTTATCTGGATCAATTGGTATATTATTAAATTTACTATACCCATCCCACGTTTTCGCGGAACCATTTATATCACCGGCGGCAGATTTACCCAAATCAACATTATTCGTACTCGGTGTTTTCTTTTCAAAGGAAACAGTTCTTGCCGGAACTGTTTCGATATTAATATTATTTTTTTTATCTTCACCACCCAAAACACTAGTAAATACACTCGATTTACTGATATCTAATGGTTTAATATCTATAGGTCTTTCAGACGTTGTAGTAATATCTTTACTAAGATCATTTAATTCGTTTTCAAGATTAGTTAAATCACTAATATTGATATCACTTGTAGGACTTTTTGTACCATCTTTTTTTTTTTCATTCATAAGTAATTCAATACCCCCGCCAAAATTTACCGATGGAGCAGAAATATCAATTTCTTTGTTTTGCCCCGATGAACTTATTTCTATAATATCAGGTTGATTCATTATGAAATAACTAGAACTTATAATTTTAAGTATTCCGCATTTAATATATTGTTTTCAATATACCATATTCCTTGTAGAAAACCATCCGCCAAATCATCCTTTTTTTTATGATCCACAAAATGACACTTCCAGTTAACTAATTCTTCATGGGTATCTAGACTTTGCTTTGTAACTTCTATACCTTTTTTTTTACGTTCCGCATATTTGCTACTTTTCCCTATAAACCGTTTTAATTTATTGGTAGCTGATACAAATTCTATTTTATATTGATTTTTCATAATAAAATATTGCGTAACCATACCTTGAATACATTTCATCCTAGGTGCTATATTACCTAATTGATTTTCTATTAGTATAGTGTCTATAGTATAGTTTTTAAATCTTTCGTCGTATTTGGTTTGAATGGTTTTGCCTAAAGTTACAAGATCATATTCTTTTGTAATACATTTTTTTATAGGCATCCACATTTTTGTATCCTTTATTTGTTTAATATCTTTTAATAAAACCGTTTTATTTTTACTATTATATTCTAGGTTTACTTGTGGATTATTTTTTTGGTAATGTTCTACTATTTCTATTAATTCGTTTAAAGTTTTCTTAGATAACTTTTCTAAAGGATACTCATTTGACATTAAACAATAGGGATGTTTGCGTATATGAATTTTACAATATCTACCTGCATTAGATTCATAGGTTGCCTTTTTACCACATGTTTGACATATAGGTGGTTCTTCGTTTGTTAAATTAACTACTTCCCAGTCTACTATAGTTAGTTTGTTATTTTCTAAATGTAAAAGACAATGTGCTAGATTTTTTATACCAATATCAATAGATAAAATATTCATTGATATAGGTTTACTCTATTTGTTTAATTTATTTTTTTGCAGAAGAATGTGGATCATTCATTTTAATATATTCTTCTTGAGTTATACCCGGTAATTGAACCTTACGACTTAATTGTTGCCTAGATAAATACATGTCTTTTAAATCACTTGTTTCATAACCATAAGGTTGGGTAGAATCGGCACAAGAACGATAAAGATAAGGACTATTTGATGTTTTGGTGGATTGTGGTGTATTTAAACAATTGCAGCAACCTGCACAAGCAATTAATTGATTTTGTTTTATAATGTTATCGGCATTTTTTGTTAAAAATGCTCTATAATCAGCATTACTCTTAATGTTATAGTTTTTAATGAGGTCATTGTTCATTTCAGCATTAGCTTGCCACGAAGAATAATTTCTTCCATCGCTCATTATAGGTGGAAAATCAAAATGTATATTATTGCTACCTTGTTTGCAAGTTCCCCAATTCATTATAATACCTTAAGATAATAAAAACTCAATTAATTCACCTTTTTTTTTACCAGTTATTTTACCTCCTTTAACTGAAACTAATTCTTTTAATTCTTTAACTGTAAATGATTCATAGTTTTGCTCTGCTGATTCTATTACAACTTTCTTTACGTCTTCACTAATCGATGCTACCGGTTCTACCTCTATCTCTACCGGTTCTACGTTTACCATGACCGGTTCTACGTTTACCATGACCGGTTCTACGTTTACCATGACCGGTTCTACGTTTACCTCTACCGGTTCTACGTTTACCATGACCGGTTCTACGTTTACCTCTACCGGTTCTACGTTTACCTCTACCGGTTCTACAGACATATTATTTTGTGTATTTACCTCGTGAGGTGAATCATTATCATCATCATCATCACTATCTGAAGTTTCGCTATCTGATGTTTCATTATCTGAAGTTTCACTATAACTTTCTTGTTTATTGCTAGAATTGATATCTAATTCTATAACCTCATTAGGTTTAGATACGTTATGTTGACACATTTTTAATTGATTTACTTCATTAACTAAAGATTGTACCAATTGAAACATGGCATCTACCTTTGTATCTAATTTTGATTTAATGGTTCTCACGTAAAAGGTGGTTGCTAATACAATGATCATCACTATTCCTAAATATACGTATATAATAGAAGAGTTCATTTACAAGATAAACCTAAAAATATATGTATATTTAACCGCATTTCGTGTATATAGTTTACATTAACTATAGATAAGTAATGATTTTTCTGTTACAAGTATTACATCCTCTTTCCATTTTCTTATTTAGCGGTAATGTTGGAAATCTATATATTTTTTTAGGACAAGTAGAATTTAATACAATAGCTATATAAGGTTCTATAGTAATAGTTTTATTTTTATTATAACTTCTTACCTTATATTGTATAGTGGTATCATCGTCATAGAGTAATGATATTTTGTAGAATAACCATATTAAATTACTTTTAAATCCAAATATTTCTGTGGATTGATATGTATACCTATTGTTTTTTTTATGATATACACTTTGAACATAGTAATAAGCATTTTTATCCATGTTATTTAAATATCTATCTATATTTGGAATATAATATTTACCTGTTATTTTTACTATGTTATCAAATCTATTTAATTTAAAATAATCGTATGCTTTTAAAATACTTATTGCTTCCATAGGAGATTTGTTTGTATAACCGTTGTATGCGACATTTAAATCATATGCGTAAATATGAACTTTATTATTACCCTTATATTCTGGAAAAGAATACCCGGATGAATCTACTACATACAGCGGGGTAGTACTATGTTTTAAATATAAATTAATTACATCTATATATTGTTTTATACGGTATTCTGCCTCATTTTTATTACGTTTCATATCGTGTATATCTGTATTTACATAAACACATGTAGTTAATAATATACAATTGGGTAGTCTAGTATAACAACAATTACATATAATAATTACTACTAGTATCATTAAAAAAACTAACATTATTTAATTTATAATAATAATATATTTTAAATGAAGGGAAGAAAATATAATATTATTTTAGTTATTGTTCTATTAATGTTATTTTTATCTATATTTTTGTTATACTATAATTTACATAAACCTTTTATTAATCTTGATTTTTTAATAACAACAAATCAAATGAAAAAATTGAACGATAGACTTATACAAGAAATAAAAACGGGAAAAACTCAAAAATTTAGAGCTAAAAAAAAAGATCACGGTGAAAAAATAGCTTTAACGAATAATGTAAATGATGCAATTATATCTCATTGTACTAATAGACTATATCGAGGGTTGTCAAAATATCATATACATAATAAATCATACGAAAAATTTTATTATTTAATGAATATAGTTGAAAAAATGAATATTTTTGAAGATATAGGTAATACTGTTATTATAATAAACAAAAAAAATAAAGAGGGTGTTGAACACTTTGATCATAACTGTAAAGATTGGGTTAGTGAATTTATTTGGATTAGAACGAATGAAGATAAACAGTTTTACATAAAAGATAATTTAGGGTTTAAACATTATGTAAATTGTAATATAATGTGGTTTGATGATATGAGAAAACATAACATAACGCCAATTAATAAAGATTGTTTTTCTATTCGTATTGATGGTAAATTCAATAAATCGTTTCGTGAATATATGTATAAAAATGCTCCTTTTAAAAATAATACGAATCGTGAAGCATTTTTAGTTAATGCAAAAAATATACAAGTCTAATTACAATTTATTATCTATATAAAACCTCTCCTACATATATAGTATAATGATTGAATATTATGTTTACACTGACGGCGCGTGCAGCAATAATGGAAAAGAAACAGCCAAAGCTGGTATCGGCATTTATTTTCAAGATAATGATTCGCGCAACGTGTCTAAACGAATCACCGGTAAACAAACCAATAATAGGGCAGAACTTCTCGCTATTATTGTTGCCTACTTTACTATAGAAAAGGATGTGGATGCGGGTAAGACTATAGTTATTGTTACTGATTCAGAATACGCCATACGTTGTTTTACAACCTATGGCGAGAAATGTGAAAAGCAAGGATGGAAAAAAGACATCCCTAATAAAGAACTTGTGCAACAAGGTTATGAGTTATTTAAGGATACACCTACTATTTCATTAAAGCATATTCGTGCGCATACGGGTGCGACGGATGTGCATAGTATAGGCAATGCGAAAGCGGATGCCTTAGCGACACGATGTTTGCTTTAATCGCAAGCATCAAGTTGTTTGCATGCTTCTTCTGTAATTTTGCTAGGGTATGCTAGTTGTTGTAGGACGTGCATACCGCCTTTAATGGAGGATATACCGGGTGCTATTTTGTAAGTAAATGTGATACCTTTATCTTTTTCAATTGTAACCATATGTTTGTTAATTATTTTCTTTTCCTTATCTAATTTCTCGCAAAGATCTACAAAATGAGTGGTTAAATAAAATCTAACGTTTTTCATGGTATTCATATATTTTAGATAACCGTATGCCGCCGCCGACGCTTCAAATGGATTAGTTCCAGAATAGAGTTCATCAAATATAATGAGGTGAGAGTCATCTTTTTTGCTAGCAGTTATTTGTTCAAGTATATCTTTACACTGTCGCGCTTCTGCTTGAAATAAACTGTCTCGCCCCGATGTATCTGGAATATTCATGTAGCAATAGAAATGTGTAACGGGTTTAATTTTTGCACTTTTATAAAACCCCCCACCGATTTGTTGCGAGAAAAGTTGATTTAAAAAAATTGTTTTTAGAATCGTTGTTTTACCAGATGCATTGGGTCCCGTTATAATATAATTTTTATCTAATCCTATATCATTTTTAACAACATCTGTAGAATCTTTTAATGAAGGATAAAACCCTTGCTTTATCTTTGTTTGCTTTTTAGATAGTTTACAATAGTGAATTTTCGTGTTTTTATGTAAAGCATCAATACATTGTAAATATCCGGTCATACCAAATGCATATTGCATGGTGCTTTCATATTTTTTACTTGTATGTAACATGTAAAAATCTTTCATCACTACACCTATTTGCATAAAGTTATTGAATGAATAGGATATAGGTTTAATAGTGTCCAATACATTAATAAATTCATTAATATCTTTCATACGTGTATCCATTTGTGTTCTAAAAGGTTTATAACTTAATAGAGGTTTCATGGTTTTATCTAATTCAAGCATATGTATTTTTACTTTTACCAGATAGGTTTTGATTTCTTTAATATAACCGTGAATTTTTTTAAAGTTCATGATAAAACGGTAGCAAATAAGTATATTTTGATACATGGAAAAAACAAAGAAACCTAAACTACCCAAAATAGATACCCGTTCTTTTATATTTGCGGTTGAAAATTTAGTAAATAATGCCCCAACCGGATTTTGTTGTATAAGACTTTTCAATACTTCGATATATTTATCCATGGTTATTGGGACTTTCTTTAATCTTAATAGTAGAAAAGGTAGAAAAAACATTAATATTGGAGATAATAAAGAAAGAACTGGTGAAAATATAGTAGCCATGGATAAGTAAAATAAAACAACGGGAGATTCATTAAGCTTTTTTAAATGATCCCATTCAATATATTGATATCTTGGAACAAATCCATCATCATTTTTTATTACTTTCCAAGTATTTACTATAGTATCATCTAATAGTAAAGGTGTTTTTGGTTTAAAATTTGTATATAAATAAATGGAATCATTGATAAATTGAGCATTTGTAGTGTAATTGGTTGCCCAATGAGTTAGTAACACGTTACTAAATGTTGTTTTAGGATCAAAAATATAATGGTACATGGGTTTTGTAAGTTCATCCTTCGTTTCTAAACATTCTAAATCTACTATAGTTTGAGGGTCTATTTGTTTTACATCACTAGTTAACATAATAGGTAAAGAAAAATCTTTTAATATAGACTGTGTTTCATACATATTATATATTATAGAATAATAATATGCAAACTTAAACGACTACATCTTGGGTCAATTCTTTAATCTCCGTTTCATATAATTGTTCTATTCCCCGCATAATATGTATATCGTATTTAGTTACAAAATTAATTGCTACACCTTTTCTACCCCAACGTCCGGATCTACCTATTCGATGCAAATAAGTGTGTGCACATTTCGGAATATCAAAATTAATTACCGTACTTACTTGTTGAATATCAATACCTCTTGCGGTAACATTGGACGAAATGCATACACGATGTTTTCCATTTTTAAAATCATTGTATGTTTCGTTTCGTTGCTCTTTATCCATTCCACTGTGAATACAACAAACGGGAAATTCATCTTTTATCATAGCAGAATACAAGTCAGACACGCGTTTAAGACTATTACAATAGATAATTGCTTGAGAAGATGAAATCCATCCAAATAAGTCTTTAATTGTATTAAATTTATCATTATCAGTGTCTAATGCAATATAATATTGGGAAATTCCTTCAAGGGTTAGCATTTCATTTTTAACTAATATTTTTATAGGGTCTCGCATAAATTTATTTGTTAACTCTTCTAATTCTTTTGGTAAAGTAGCACTAAATAAGGAAACGGTAATCGTTTCAGGTAAATATTGAAAAATTTGATATACTTGATCTTTAAAACCTACTGATAACATTTCATCGGCTTCATCCAAAATGATTAATTTTAATTTGTTTATATTTACTTTATGTCTTCGTAGCATATCATTTAATCTACCTGGACAACCTACTATAATATGCGGTTTTTGTTCTATTTCTTTTATATTATCATTTACACTATTTGTCCCTGTAGTTAAACTAGTTTTAATATGCATCATTTTTCCTAGGGTATTTATTACATGATTGGTTTGACTTGCCAACTCTCTTGTAGGCGACAATATAATAGCCTGAGTTTCTTGTATACTTTCATCAATACATTGTAACATCCCTATTGTAAATGCACCAGTTTTCCCTGTTCCTGATTGAGCTTGTGCAATCAAATCTTTTCCTTGTATCATAGGTATAATTGCTTGTTTTTGGATAGGACTTGGTTGTTCAAATCCATTTCCATATATTCCTCTCAATAAATTTGTTTTAATATTTACATTATCATCATCCCATTTTTCAAACGTATTCGTCATAATTATTATTATGAATACGTTTTTAAGTATTTAATACTATAATCATATTAAAAATAACCTATGCAATATAACATATGATTAAAGAACAAACGAGTAACACGTATGATTTATCAGATTTTAATAAAATTAAGCAAGACGGTTTTGAATATACAATTCCTGATACCTCACGAGAGTTAATTACATTACTTGCAAATTTAGTAGGTTCTCCTAATTATTCAAAAAGTCCTTATTTTATAAAAACAGATAAAAAACATAAAAAAACCACGGAAACGTATGATATGGGGTGGGATATGTTAAGAAATTTTAAAAAAACGGAAGTAAAAGAAAAAACGGAAATAGAAAAAGAATTAGACACAATACGTATATTAATGAACAAACTTACCCGAGATAATTACAATACAATTATACAACAGATCAAAACAAGTATTGAAAAAATCAAAGAAACACCATCCTTTGATCAAGTAATATCCTTATTGTTTAAAATTGCATTATCGAATCGTTTTTATTCAGAAGTATATGCAAAATTATATACAGATTTAAAAGATGAATATCCATCATTAAAAGAGTATTTTACTAACACATTAGATAGTTATATGGAATTGTTTAAAAATATAGAAAGTTGTAATCCTGACAAAGATTATGATAAATTTTGTAATATTAATAAACAAAATGAGCATAGACGTTCGATTACCACATTTTTAGTAAATTGTATGAAATTTAAAGTAATAGACGTAAAGATTATTACCAATATGTTATTTTATTTACAAACATTATTACTAGATTCTATTACTGATATTATGAAAATGGAGGAAATTACTGAAAACTTTTTTATTATTATAAAAAATGGTTTAAATAAAATTGTATTATCGGATGAATGGGGTAATATTTATGAATACATTCAACATAATGCGGTTAATAAATCTTTTAATACTAAAATTCGCTTTCGTTTTATGGATCTATTAGATCTTACAAATTAAAGACAACGCTTTATATATCTATATATGAATATTATTATTAACGAAATACCTGACCAAGAAATAGAAACAGAAATACTTTCAAATTCCTCATTAGATGATGAAATGTCGGTTGTAGATACTACTATTGCCATGGAAATGGATTATAGTATAAATTATACTTTACCGATGTTACACCACATATGTGGATTTTATAATTTATCGTATAGTAGAGTAAAAAAAAACGATCTCGTTACCCTGTTAGTTGAATTTGAACAAAATTCAGAAAATATGAACATGGTGCAAGAACGAAAACGACTATGGTATTATATGCAAGAATTAAAGGCTAATAAGTATTTAAGTAAATATATTATATCTATGTAAAAAGTAATGGTAAAATCATCACTTACCTTACAAGATGTAATCTACAAAGAAGATCCTTGTGTTGAAGATATAGATAAATCAAACGAATTAAGTCAATATTCCATTCCTTTATTTAATTATCCTAATCAAACCGTTGCGATAGGAACAAAATGCATTTCTTATGAAAAAAAAGGTATCATTTATCATTGGTGTTATTTAATTACTAATAATAACGGACGTAAAATCGGTGTTTTTGAATTTCCTGCAAAACGATATGATAGTTTTTTAGATCAAGAAAATGAAATTATGACCAGTCATTTACTCCCGCATTTACATTTATTTAAAGATGCTAAAAAACAGGTTATTGAATCAGAATACAACCGAAATGCGGGGAAAACTTTAGGAACACTAGAACCCTATAAACAAGCTTCATTAGCATTACCTTATTTAGAATCAATTCCCTTCTCATTAGACATGGTAAAACCCGATATTGAGTTATCGCAAATGGAATCTCAAGATGATTATTTAGGTATTAAAGATATTAAAATGTTACCTAAAGCTACATTAGTCGATTGTTTAGCAAAGTGTTTACATAAACCTCTTGATAAAACAGAATTAGATACTAAAAAGTATCTTTATGGTATATTATCGGATCATGTTACTTTATCAATGTTTGAAATACTAAAAACCATGTTTCTTAGTATTCAGGACAAAATAGATAGTAATAAAGCGGAGCATAAATTGGTTAAATCGCAATTATCGGAAGTCAATAAGAACTTTAAAAAATTGCAAGAGCAAGATACAGAGTTTCAAATGCTTGTAGAGGAAATAAAAACACTAAAACTAAAATCACAACATCATTTAATTACACAAAAATATTTACAAAACTTATTAGACAATAAAGAATATATGCGTCATATAGAAACATTGGATGATTTTAAGGCTTTTATTAAATCGGGTGATTATGTTTGTGAACCGTGGACGCTTGAAATAGTAGAAAGATTAATGAATGTAAAAATCATTTTGTTATCAAAACATATTCCACAATGGTTAGTTTGTTCTAGGCAAAGTCCTTTTCCTCATAATTTCTCATTATTTAATCCAAAATATTATGTTATGTTTGAGTTTACGGATAATGCTTATCGTATAGTAGAATATAATGGTGCTAACATATTTACATTTGAATCTTTACCATTAAAAATCAAAGATTTAGTAATAAATAGGTGTTTGGAAAAAAGCGAAGGAATTTATGCAAACATTCCATTATTTGTAAAATATAAACAATTTAAATTAACTACCGAGCAACAACATTTATTGCAGGATGATACATTAGATTTAGAACCAGATAGAGATAAATTGTTTATCGGTGAAGACTTAAAAAACTTTACTCATCCTGGTTCCGTTCCTTCAGAGCGAGTTAATTTTGATCATGTATTGGACAGTCATTTAGTTCGTGATAAGCAATGGCGTGAAAAACTTAGTGATACTTATTTAAAACCAGATGGGCGTTTTACCTTGGGAGATAAGCAATGGGCTAGTGTTAATCATTATGTAACTGCACAAACCTTAAAACAAATGGATCCAACTAAATATAATAAAATGAGTTTATCAAGTGGTTCTACATTATGTAAAAAACCCGTACCCTATATGTTACTAAACGATGACGATCGTTACAGTGCCGAATTTGCCAAGTTCTCGCAAAATCCTGCTTTAAAACAATTATTATTAGATACGGGTGATGCTAAAATATATGTTTATTTATCGGGCAGACCACCAATTCAATTAACTAATCTTGAAAAAGTAAGAGATAATTTAAAAACACCACCTTTTTAAAAATCTATTCTTTTAGTATGAATAGTTTTATAAAAAAAATGAATACTCTTCCGTTGTTTCATCCATCCAATGAACCTTTTCTTCATAAACCTTTTCTCGCAAATTTATTTGAAACATTTCATGCGACTTATCTGTCATTACAATTAGATTCCATTACGTATAAAATAGAAAAGGATAGACCCCAAGGTTTACTAAAAATAGAAAAAAATTTAAAACATGCGCCTAACGAAATCAAAGAATGGTGTATAAAACATTATTTATATGAAATGGTTGCTTCTTACACCATAAAAGGACAACAGGTGCATATAAGTTTCTCGCTATTTTCCGGGTATGAGAGTATGATGCAAACCTATGTGTCTTATATTCCATGGATACTTCATTGGTTTAGTCTAGCACATCAATTTAGCGAGAAAAAATGTCTTTATCCAGTGCATCTTTATTTATATTTAACACCTTTTAAAAAACTACTACCCGAACAAGGAACAATATTGGAAGAGATACATGTAAATACGGCATATACTTGGAGTTGTAAACCAAATAACAAAATCATTATATTTCGACATGAAGAATGGTTTAAAGTATTGATACATGAATCTTTTCATTTTTTTAATTTTGAAGAATTTGATGATAAACATGAAATACAGTTAAAAAAATGTTTTCCATTATCGGTTTCTCTATATGTAGGGGAGGCATATGGAGAATTTTGGGCGAGAGTGTTGAATTGTTTTTATTGTGCTTATTTTATTGATAAAGAGTTTTCTCGCAAAATCACCACATTAAACCATTTTTACAGATTTATGTATATGGAAACAATGTTTTCTTGTTATCAACTCGTAAAAGTATTAAACCATAATAATATTCATTATGAAGATTTTTATAGTGAAAGTAAAGAATCCTTGAAACGTCGTAAAATGTATAAGGAAAAAACAAATGTGTTTTGTTATTATATACTTACTGCAGTATTAATGAATGAGTTTCCAATGGTAATGTCCTGGTGTAATAGTCATAATAAACAATTATTTAATATAGAATTAAAACATAGTCATTTATTTGTGGAACTTATAAAAAGAATATGTAAAACGTCTAATTTACAGCATAATTTAACTGTTTTAGGGGATATACACATGCATGATAAAACATTACGTATGTCTTTAATCGATTTTTTATAATTGGGTATAGTATAGAATATGTTATTAGGATTTTTACTTATATGGTGTTTACTATTTGTTGTATTGAAACATGATTTAAAACAAAATAATATAAATTCTATACTAAGAGCAACATGTTTAACTTTAATAACTTATATAGTATTACAATTTAATGTTAAAGAATATTTTAATAATAACTCTATTGTTACTACCACTGGTTCGGGTGGGGGTACGGTAGATAAAGATAAGCGGGCTGCTACTCGGGCGGGTGAGGGTGCAGCACGAAAGGGTTTGGGAGTGGTCACGCATGTTGGCAGGGGACTACTACGAAAGGGTGAGGATGCGGTGGATAAAGGCGCAAAGGCGATCCGTGGTGGCGTGCGATTCGGTCGAGAAGAATCAAAAAAGGTGGAGGACACGGGGGTTATAGACATACCTGACGCCACAACCATACTGGAAAATCCAATCACTGTAAAAGCAAAATCGTATAAAAATACACAAAAAATGTGTAAATATATACAAGAACAACAGCGACTTACTGTAAATTCGTTATATCAAAATTTTAAAGACTTGCAAAATGTTAGTTCAATAAATGATACACAAATAGACGTGCTTCAAAATAATTTTAATGATTTGATAACAGTAAACCAATACAGTGATACTTGTGATAGTTAATATACTTTTTTATACTACTATATATATGTATAAAAAACGTAAGGATACTTTTTTATTATCTGTTATTACAGGGTTACTTATAGTGTTGATTGTAAATGGTGGTGCAAGTATTTTAGATAGTCTAGGAGTAAATGATAAGTTGTCAACTTTTATAGCATTATTAATTGGATTAATTGTAAATTTCGTATTACAATTTAAAATATTTATAATAAAATCGAAAAATAGTTATACTTATATGTTAGTAACATATTTAATTACTGATTTTATAATATTACTAACAAATCAATTACTTTTTAATTATAGTGTAGATCATAAAAAAGATTTTTCCCCTTATTTGCCATCTATAGTAGAGGATAATTACTTGTTGTTTATACGATTAGTCATAGGTGGTTTTGTGTGGTGTATATTATCTTATCCTTTACGAAAATACTTGATTTTTGTTTAATGTGTGAATGCGACAATACTTGGAATCTTGCAATGGTTTACATTTACAAGGTAGATCTTTCTTTGTTGTACCCATACAACGATACACATAGCAACCGTTGATTGTTTTTCGTTTATTTTGCATCCATGCTTTACTGGCAGCATCAAAATCGATAGTAACTTCCATAGTGTGGTTATAGATTATTTTTTCATTTTTTATATCAATTTATGGAAAACCGTAATAGGTAATAAACTTATAAATTGATTTTATAAAATAGAATAGCAATATGTATAACAGTAATGGGTATTAAGCAACTATTAAAATTTATAAAGACAAAGTGTCCGGATAGTAGTAAAAGAATTCATTTATCGGACTTAAGTGGTAAAAAAATAGTAATAGATACTAGTATTTATATGTATAAATTTAAAATGAATGGTGAACTATTTGATAACTTTTATTTGTTTTGTATGTTGTTACTAGAGAAATCAATTTTGCCGGTATTTGTCTTTGACGGACCTAAGAGTTTTTATAAGCGGAAAACCTTAGAAACACGACATAAAAATAAGGTGCAAGCAATGGAAATAATAAAAAAGGTTGAGAATACTAATAAACAACTATATAAAAGTATAAAGAATAAAGCAATGCGAATTACGCTAGACGATATTAAACTAGTAAAAGAGTTATTGAATACACTTGGTATAATGTATATAGATGCTCCCTATGAAGCAGATGAAATATGTGCAAAATTGGTATTAGATAAAAAGGTGTATGCGTGTTTGAGTGATGATACAGATATGTTTGCATATGGATGTTCAAAAATATTAACAACTATAGATTTGTTTCAAGAAACGGTAACACTGTATAGTATGTCTCAAATACTTCGTAAATTACGTATATCACAAACCACATTTAGAGAAATGTGTATTTTATCAGGAACGGATTATAATAAATCGTATGGTTCCATGCAGTTGCATTATCAGCGGTATCAACACTATAAAAACAACAAAATAAAAAAAAGTTATTTGCAATGGTTATTTGATACAGGATATATAAATGGTATTATATATTTATCTAAAATTTATTTGAAATATGATTTATACGCATCTAACTTTATTGAATTAAAAGTTTTTGAAAATATATCATTATATAAAAAAGATATATTTGAATCTAAACTAAACCTATTATTAAGAAAACATTATTTTATAAATCCGTGATTTAACTCGAAGAAGCAAGCGGAGCAGCGCCCGCCTTTGCGAAATGAGGACTCATATATTTTTGTAGGTTAAAGTAAGTAAGTTCATCCGCAGGAGTAAGATTGAGAAGAGTCTTAAGCTTGTTGTCGGGGTTAATCTTACGACCATTGGTAGGATCTTGGAGTTTGTGTAGGCGAATGTAAGCATTGATCTCACGGGTTACCTCTGTGCGAGCTAGTTCCGAACCCTTTGCCTTACCAAGGAAATTAGCAAGTTGGTCACTGATAAGAGTTGGTTTTACAAATCCACTTGGTTGACGGTTACCTGTCTTGCGCTTGCGCTTTTGACTTGCCTTTTGCGATGCCTTGAGTTCACGTTCAGCACGCTTTTGAAGCGCACGAAAGTCAGTAAGAAGCGACGAAATTTGAGTGCGAAGACTGGTAAGACGACCCGAGAATTCGGCAAATTGAGTGCCAAGTTCGTTTTGAACCGCTTCCGCCTCAACAGGGGCAGCGGCGGCGGCATCGGCGGCGGCAACGGGTTCTGCAACCTTAGGTGCAGCAGCGACCTTTTTGGATTTGGACGCAGTGGTCTTGGAAGCGGTTTTGGTGGAAGTGGTGGAAGTGGTGGAAGTGGTGGATGCGGTTTTCTTTGGAGGCATTATAACCTTCTATAGACTTACCTTTTTAAGTCCATTTTAGTATTAATATATTTTTATACTAAAAATGAAATGAAATAAGGTTATAAACGAATAGAATAAATTATATTTATGCTACAACAGATTGATATAACCATGGTAACGCATTAGCAACCTCTTGATTTACTAAAGTTAATGCGGTTAAAATGTAAGAAGCTCCTAAATTTTTAAATTCATCGGCAATACCATAATATACAAATTCTTCAATAACGGATAGAATAAATTTATTTAAAATATCTTCAGATACAGCTATAATATCTATTTGTAGATTTAAAGCAAAACGTCTAAAGGGATTTCCTCGGGGGCAAATATTTCGCCTAATAGTATTTGTTAGTTCTAAACGATAAAACCAAATGTCATATAATTCGCGAATAAATCTTGTTTTTTGAAAACGAGTCAAGGATAAAAACCAATCCGGATTTGTATAATTACCTAATTCATCTATCATTTGAAACACATTAACAACACGAGTTTCATAGGAAGCGTCTATTTGAACAGGTTCGTGTGGTGCAATATCTATTTCTAAAGGAAAACCAAGTAATTTGCTTAATCGTATAAATAATTTCATATTATTTATAATGTCTTTTGGAATAGGATTGCGTGTATAGGGGTTGGTAGCTATTTTTTTTTTATTTAATATCCAATTGTTCAAGGATTTAATATCAAAGCCATGAATATGGTTATTCTCATCTTTATAACTAAATAATTGATAAAATGAAATCTTATCTATAGGATCAAGTGAAATGAAATCTGTATCATTTACACACACATTTCTTTTTAACCATGCGGGTCCAGAAAAAGTACAATATCTATTAACTAAATGACCTCGGTATTTTGCTTGAAAAGGGATAATTTTTGAAGATAAATATAGAAAATTAAAGATTTTTTTTAATAAATCCGGTTTATTTCCAGATTGTTTTAGTTTATAATGCTTACAAATTTTTTTCAAATGTTTTACACGATAATTATATAAAAATATAAGATTATATTCATCATAATTCGGTATTTTAAAAGCGACGTCATCCATTTTTTGTTTTTTTTTCTTTTCATTAACCAATGAAAATTCACCATATGGATTCATAGTTGCCTTTATTATTTATAGAGAAGTTGTTTCCAAATACTTTTAAAAAAATAATTTTTTCTTTATTTTGATCCTACAATAATTGGAAAAAAATTTGTCAAGTTAAAACAAGTTGGACATAAATTGATTTAAAGAAATAGTTCTATATTAGAGTAATAACAATGTCTTCTCTTGCGTCTTCCGTTTCTTCCGCCTCCGATTCCGCCGATACCACTGGTATTGTTCGCAACAGCAATTTTGATCTAGGCAATATTCAGTTTGGAGCACCCAAAGTAAACGCATCGGGCGGTAAAAATGTTCCTCTCTATAATGCTTCGGCTAAAAAGGGTCTTACGCTACAAACTCCTCTTATGTTGACTTGGGGAGTAAATGAATGGACTGATGATAATTCGGGTCGCAAAACATATGATATGTCTCTACAATTTCCAACGGAAGAATATGCTAATGTAAATACAAGTCAATTTCTAGAAAATATGATGACACTAGAAGAACATATTAAACAAACTGCTGTAGAGAAATCTAAGGAATGGTTTAATAAAGCGAAAATGTCTCCAGAAGTGGTTGATGCTCTTTGGACTCCTATGCTACGATACACCAAGAATAAAGAAACGGGTGAACCCGACAAGTCCAAAATGCCTACTATGAAAATCAAACTTCCGTATTACGATCAGAAATTTGAATTTGAACTATATGATAACAGCGGCGAAAGCATCTTTAACGCTCAAATGAACGATAACCATCCGAGCGAATTGATCCCTAAAGCATCTAACGTTGCTATTGTTGTGCAATGCGGCGGCATTTGGTTTGCAAACGGTAAGTTTGGTGTAACTTGGCGTCTTGTTCAAGGACTTGTAAAACCTCGTGCTACGCTCAAGGGAAAATGCCATATTCAACTAGATGCAGATGAGCAAACTAAACTGGCAAGGCAGGTAGTCGCTGACGATGAAGCGGTAACAGATGTTCCGGATTCTGATGATGATGGTCCTGCTGAAGAACCAGAACCGACACCTGCTCCAGTAAAAAAGGTGAAGAAGGTTGTGAAGAAGAAGAGTAGTGATTCTTAGTAAGTATATAAATAAATAAATAATACATATCTATATACAATAAATCCCTATTAAGTCAAGGTCAATGGGAATATTTTTTTTTGATATCTTGTCCGAGTGGTTAAGGAGCTGGACTGCTAATCCAGTGGACATTGTCCGCAACATGTAGATGTCGTTAAATGTATCCACATTTTTTTACATGATAGTTATTGTTTTCAATAACTATTTTGAATGGTTTTCCACAACCATAAATTAACTCTTTTTTAACTAAGTTATCACATTCTATTTTTTTCATATGAGGATCCATTTGTTTTAAACTTTGTTTATAAACACCATGTCTAAATATTTTACAATTTATTTCTTTTTTTTTAATATATATTAAACTATCACAATGAGGACATTTTACTACAATATAATCATCCATATATTATAATTTTACTTTTATTTTAAACTTGACCCTAAACATACACGTATACATCCTTTACTCGAACCCTTATTCATACCCCAACTATTTTGATTTTCACGTTGTTGCCCACGCCGCGAACGACGACGACGCGAAGACGATCTTCTACGAGAAACCCTTTTTTTTGTGGAACCCTTACGTTTTTTACCACCATATTTAATTCTACGACGCGTTTGACGAACCATATAGTATATTGTAAGATAATTAATTTAAAAAACTTTAATTATACTACTATATATGAATCAAAACGAAAAACTACAGTTACAAAAACTTATTGCCGCAAATGATTCAGTTGATACTACGGAAGAAATTAGAAAACTAAAACACAGTATTAAAATTAAAGATGATGTTGAACGCCTTTATCGCTTAAAAATGCAATACTACCAACTATTGCGAGATGATAAAACCAAATTTGATGAAATTGGTATGCAAAAATGCAAGTTTTTATACACGAATTACACCGATATTTATCATAAAATGGTAAATGGTAACCTAAATATGAAAATATTTGAACAATTCTTAAATGTATTACACGATATTGAAAACGGCGATATTGACCAACACGAAGGTTCTTATAAAGTAGGAACACTACTCAAACAAATCTATATCGATAGCGCTTTATCCGAAAGTTCAAAACGCGATCAAGAAACACCTTCTCGCAATTCTGGTAAAACCATGTCTTGGCGAGACTTTAAACAACAATCCTCTTAATTTATATAAACATAACTTGCTTATATAATGTAATATATGAGCGAATACACAAGTAAAATGTATTATCTAACCGCTAACTATAAAAAATCCACGTATCAAACAGAGCAATGGAATAATACATTATCTAATGGAAAGCGCGTTAGGTTTGAAATAACAAACTACTTTTATTGGGGCACATTTGAAATAGAATTAACAGACAATGAAAAAGA